GTCTGCTATGAGCAAGAATATCTGCAAATCAACGCAGATGATTCTATCGAACAAAAACTGAGTGGGGAGTGGATCAATAAGTCCCGATCTACATGGAAAGCCACGGATGATGAAGACAATACGATAGAGATACATAATGATGGTCACGATCCAGAACTGAATGGTGAATCGTGGGCGGTGCATACAAACACTTTTGCACCAAAAGCCTTTGCCTTTTTTTGTAAACAGTTCATAAAGGAAGTCAAACCATCAGAGGTAACTCATGCCCGAACAAGAATCTATCCATCAACTTCAAACTGAAATCCAAACTTTAAAAATCAAGGATGAGTTTCGTACTAAGGAACTTGATGCTTTGATGAATAAGTTAAGTGATACTTCCAGTAAACTTAATGCACTTTCGGAAAATATTGGCCGTTTGTTGGCTGGACAAGAGTTGCATAAAACAAGTGATAATGAAGTTCGAGATGAATTAAAAATTCTTCATACTCGAATTGGTGATCTTCATGACAAGTGTACAGAAATGATTGATAAAACAGAAACCAGAGTATCATCTGATATATCATTATTGTATAAAAAAGTAGACTCCCTTGAAAAATGGAGATGGATTACCATTGGTATTGCTACAGCGATTGCATGGTTATTAACAAATATCATACCCAAATTTATATCTAATTGAACTTGACATTTTGTTTTGAATGTGATATACTATAAGTAACACAATCAAAATAGAAATTCGTTATGCCTTCTTATATTGACACAAAATACGTAAATTTAGTTTCATCTAGACTTCCCCTTTTCAAGCGCAAGCAACAAGGGTTGTATAATTTCCGATGTCCTTTTTGTGGTGATTCTCAAAAAAGTAAAACCAAAGCAAGAGGGTATCTGTATCAAAAGAAAACAGATCTTTTTTATCGTTGTCATAATTGTGGGCAGGGTAATACTTTTTCTAATTTTCTCAAAAAACTTGATGGTGAATTACACAAACAATATGTCCTAGAAAGATACAAAGAGGGTGTAACTGGAAAAGGCCAAAATACAGAAGATCCAGTATTTAAACATGAGAAACCAGTATTTCACACTAAGATAAATCTTCCCCGAATTAGTGATCTTGATGATCAACATTTTGCAAAGAAGTATCTCATCAATCGTGCAATCCCACCTCAATTTTTAAGTTACCTATATTATACAGAGGACTTTAAAGGTTTTGTTAAAAAGATAACAAAACGTGAGTATGATTTGAATGAAAAAGAACAGCGAATAATAATTCCCTTCTTTGATAAAAACAAACAACTTATTACGTTTCAAGGACGAGCGTTTACAAATACTCTGCTTCGTTACATCACGATTAAGATGGACGAAGATTCTCCTAAAATATTCGGATTGGATCGCCTGGATTTGGAGAAACAATTTTATGTAGTTGAAGGCCCGTTTGATTCAATGTTTCTGCCGAACTGTATCGCAATGGCAGGGTCAGATGTAAACTTGAGGTCACAAATTGAGATTTCAAGTGCATTGGATAATCATACAGGAACGATGGTCTTTGACAATGAACCTAGAAATAAAGAAATCATTTCTAGAATGGAAAAAGTGATTGATAATGGTTGGAATATTTGCATCTGGCCATATTCTGTTGCTTGTAAAGATTTGAATGATATGGTTCTTGCTAGTATTCAAGGATCAAGATTAATCGATATAATAAATACGAACACGTACAATGGTCTGCTAGCAAAAACTGAACTCGCCTCTTGGAGAAAAAAATGAACCCCACAAATTCCGCCGTCTTACCTAGTCAATACCAACAATTCATTCATCTTTCACGGTATGCACGATGGGATTATGATAAGAAACGAAGAGAAACATGGGGAGAAACGGTAGACCGTTATTTTACTTTTTTTCAAGAACATCTTAAAGAAACATGTGATTATGATTTGGGATATGGATTGGTCGAAGAATTTAGAGAAGATGTATTAGCATTAAATGTTATGCCTTCTATGCGTTGTTTGATGACAGCAGGAGATGCGCTCAGAAAAGAGAATGTTGCTGGTTATAATTGTTCTTATGCAAAAGTTGACAGTCCACGTTCTTTTGATGAAATCCTTTATGTTCTTATGAATGGAACAGGAGTTGGATTTAGTGTAGAGGCAAAACATGTAAATCAATTACCATTGGTCGCAGAAGAATTTCATCCAACCGATACAACAATTGTTGTTGCAGATTCAAAACTTGGTTGGGCAAAAGCATTCAAGGAACTTTTGAGTTTGTTATGGACAGGTCAGATTCCAAAATGGGATCTTTCAAAGGTTCGTGCTGCTGGAGAACCCTTAAAAACATTTGGTGGAAGAGCTTCTGGCCCACAACCATTAGATGATTTGTTTCATTTTGCATCAACGATATTTCAAGATTCGGCCGGGAGAAAACTCAAACCCATTGAATGTCATGATATTGTTTGTAAAATTGCAGAAATAGTTGTAGTGGGAGGTGTTCGTAGAAGTGCTCTTATTAGTCTTTCAGATCTCAATGATAGAGAAATGAGGTTTGCAAAACATGGAGAATGGTATAAACTTAATGTACAACGAGCACTAGCAAACAATTCAGTTAATTATAAGGAACGGCCGGATGTTGGAACTTATATGCGAGAATGGTTATCTCTTTACGATTCAAAGTCAGGAGAACGTGGAGTTTATAATGGAATGTCAGCCAAAAAACAAGTACTAGCACTAAACGAAAAGGAACCAGATGGAAATGGAGGATTTGTTACCAGACGAGAACCAAGAGATGACTTTGGAACTAACCCATGCAGTGAGATTATTCTGCGAAGCAGAGAATTTTGCAACTTGTCGGAATGCGTTATCCGAAGATGGGACACTCCCGAATCTCTTTCTAAGAAAGTCAGGACTGCGACTATCCTTGGCACATTTCAATCAACCCTTACCAATTTCAGATATCTTACAAGAGAATGGGAAAAAAACTGCACCGAAGAACGACTTCTTGGTGTTTCACTTACCGGCATTTTAGATAATCCTTTAACTAATGGTAGAAAAAAAGGATTGGAGGAGCTTCTAGATGATCTCAGAAAAATTGCAGTCGAAACAAACAAAGAATGGGCAGACAAACTTGGAATTTCACGGGCAGCCGCAATCACTTGTGTCAAACCTAGTGGTACTGTTAGTCAGCTTGTTGATAGTGCTTCTGGTATTCATGCCAGGCATAATCCTTATTATATCAGAACTGTAAGAGCAGACAACAAAGACCCTCTTTGTAAAATGATGAAAGGGGCGGATTTTCCAAACGAACCAGATGTAACCAAACCAGAACACACAACTGTTTTTTCTTTTCCAATGGAAAGTCCCAAAGGAGCTGTTTGTCGGAAAGATATGACAGCGATTGAACAATTAGACCTTTGGACAAAATATCAAAAACATTGGTGTGAACATAAACCATCTATTACGGTTTCTGTTAAAGAGCCCGAATGGTTTGATGTTGGTGCATGGGTGTGGAATAATTTTGATTCAATTAGTGGTATTTCATTCTTACCTTTTAGTGAACATACATATAGACAAGCGCCGTATCAAGATTGTACAAAAAAAGAATATGATGAATTGTTGGTCAAAATACCAAAGAAGGTAGATTGGACAACTTTGTCTAATTATGAACAGCAAGATTATACGATAGCATCACAAGAACTTGCCTGTTCAGCAGAGGGCGGATGTGAAATAGTAGACCTTTAATCGGAGAGACATGGAAGTTGAATTGGATGTAGAATGCAATAATTGTAATGTGAAATATACCATGATATACGATTCAGATGACATACAATCAAGACAGGAAGAACATGCATTTCATTGTGCTTTTTGTGGAATACTAATGGCACCTTATTATGACGAATTTTTTGAAGAAGATTAAATTTGTCGCTGGAATTGATTATTCATTAACATCGCCCGCAGTATGTGTAGCAAAAATAATTGACAATGAGATTAAATTTGAAAATTGTAAGTTTCATTTTTTGAAACAAAACAAGTCGCATAAATCATTAAGTAAGATATTTGCATATGATTATCCAGAATATACGGATGATATTGATCGGTTTAGTAAACTTGCATCTTGGACTGTTGAATGTATTCGATGGTTTGATGGCCGGGTAGATAGAGTTTATTTGGAAGATTATGCATTTGCGGCGACAGGAAGAGTTTTCAATATTGGAGAGAATACTGGAATACTCAAAAAACAACTCAGAGAAGCCGGATTCAAATATGTTACAATCCCACCCACAGTAATTAAAAAACACGCCACAGGAAAAGGACATGCCAATAAAGAATTAATGTATGAAACGTTTTTGTCAGAATCACATGTTGATTTGAAGAGTCAATTGTCTCCAAAATCAACCAAAATTTCTAACCCTGTATCTGACATTGTAGATTCATTTTACATTTGTAAGACAGGATTTCACTTAAAGGAACAGTTATGCGAACCGAGCAAAACCCTTATCTAGTTGAAACAAAAAATGGACAAATATTGAAATTTAGTAGAATAGATGCGGATAACGAAGCGGTATCTAAACAATTAGATGGTGATGATGTTGAAGTGTATCATGATGGAAAACTCCAATATAAATTACATGGCATTGAACAAGGTAAACTTTTTTAAGAAAAAACTTGACATTTGTTAAATGATTTGTTATAATAATACAATGGAAATAAAAAATGATTGATAAAATTATACAGGTGGTTCTAAAGTTCTTTGGAAAAGAGAAGCTAGAACCACCTACAGAAGAAAATAATGAATCTCTTGAAGCACTTGAAAGAGTGGAGGCTCTTGACAAGATCGGAGAACCTTCATGAGTATGATGAAGTTCGATGATTCCAAAATAAAAAAAATCCGAAAAAGAAAAGAACAAGGACTTCCACCACCACCAACTGACGGAGATGTGGTTGAACAATCAAAGAATGCAAAGGGTGGAAGTGAGTTGATTTATCAAAGAGTCAAGGAGAGAGTGCCTGATGACCTCTGGAACTACTTTCAAA